GGCTGCTCAATATTACGCACAGTTTTTTTAAGCATACTCTGCTCGTCTTTGCTAAGAACAGTTTTTAGTTTCCGTAGCGTAACAATCTCATCATCACCCGCTCTTATAGATGCTAGATAGGTATTCCGGTATTTGTTTACTATGTTGGCGGCACGGGCAGCAAACTGATCTCCCGCTTGCTTGGCTCCAATGCCCTCCATCTTGCTCAACAAGTTTCCTACAATTGCTCCATCTTCATTGATTAAAGTGCGAACACTTAGCAACATGGCATCTTCTTTGCCAACCCTTTCAGCAACCCGTGCCTGTGCCGCCTTCATTTCATCTATTGTTGTATTCTTAACTGGCACCACCCCTGGATCGACTTCTTTAACAGTTGACTTTACCCTGTTGGCAATAGCGCCATATGCGGAAAAGGGTGCGCCTAGGACAAACGTAGCGGCACCTATAAATGCTCCTTCTGTGCCAGCGTCTTTTAAAACTTCAACCGCTGACTCTCTATTGTAACCCTGTAGCTCTTGTAGTCCTTCTAGACCTATGGAGGCAACAGCGCCACCGGCACCAGCGGCGGCAGACCTAGCCCCTAACCCTAGCAGAAAACTACCGGGTATAGGTATAGCCAGTTCTGCTCCCAGTGCAGCGGCACCTATGGCTATCTCTCTAGTAATATCAGCGGTAAGGTCGTAAAAATCTGTTTTTGTACCGTCTAAGAATACCTTGCGGTCATCTGTAGGCTCAATGCCTAGCCTTCTTAAACCTTCAGCTGTAACATATGGCTTTTTAGTAGAGGGTTCAATCCCCCAGTTTCCTTTGCCCACGTTGTCGTCAAAGACAGCTTTTAATTCTGTAGGGTTTCCAGCGGTAAGTGCTTCTTGAAATCTTAGGTTAAGATCAGGCACGCCGTCTCTGATGTTGTATTCTCGCTCAATGTCTGGCAAAGCTCCAAGCCCAGCCATTTTTTCTGGCAAGGCTTTTATTAAAACGTTTGTAATTTCAGCATCGGTCATGTTATCCATGCCGGGAACCTTAACAATGGAACCGTCACTAAGAGTGACTGTATCTTGCATCTCAGACATTATTAGTTTGCCCTTGGGTTATTTCTTTTAAAGTATTTGTCTGGCATAGACATAGGATTTGCCTCTGTGCTAGTATGAAGACCATAAGCTTTCAGCCTAGCTGTTGTGTTATAAATGTCTCTTTCAGCGTCTCGCATCATGCTATCCACTGAATTTAGCATTTGAGTAGATGTTGTAAACATATCAGGTGCGGCTAAAATTTTATTTAAAATTTCTTCTAATTCTTGCCTACTAGCTTCTCTACCAAATGCTTTAGATTTTAATACTTCTCCTTTTAACTTAGCTATATTCATTTGTACATCATCTGTTATAAACATTTCGGGGCTTCCGCCGAACATAGCTGCCATTCCTCTAAATGCTTTTGCAATTTCTCCTGATCCGCCAGTTGCGGTAAACGGGTTAGATTCTATTGCTTTTTTAATTTTATTACCTATTCGAGATATACGCCTAGAAGATTCTATTCTATCGTACATTTTATTAACTTCAGCTGTAAGCTTGGGCGGCGTTGTGCCTTGCGCTTTTATTCTCTTTGTCTCTGCTTCGTGTTCTTCTAACCTAGCTTTCCTATTAGCTTCTGCTACCGCTGCTTCATTTGCCCGTGCTGCTCCTATGCCTCCTGCAATAGCTTGCATAGGAGAGATTCCCGGTTGCATTAAAGCTGCTGAAAATGCAGGGTTGGTAAAGGTGTCCCACATATTTCCTAGGGTAGCCTTTGCGCTTTTCTCCCAATCAATCTCCCCTAGCAAAGTTTTAATCCCGCCTGTAACACCTGTCATTGCGTTGCCTAGCAAAGACTGTCTTGTAGCGTTTTGCCTATTCGCCGCATCGCTTCCCTGTGCTAGCCCACTGTTTGTGCTGTCCACAACTCTAGTTGTTGGATTGTCGTATTTAGCCCTTATAAGAAGATCATTAGCAAGTAGATTATTGCTAATTTCTTCGTCTATTTTTTTTGCCTCGTTGATAAGATTGTGTCGTTTACTAGCTGCTTCGTCTGACACAATGTGCATTGGGTGGTTAAACTTTTCTGCGCTTAAAGCGTCGTACAACCTTTTGTCTCGCATATAATCTGCAAACGGCCCTTCAAGGGGTTGACCTAGATTTAACTCTTTCGCAGTGATATAACCTGGGGGTTTTTTAGCTTTGTCTTCAGCTTCTATAAGCGCAGCTTGCTCAGCAACGGTGTTTTCATCGATTCCTAGCCTTGATAGTAAGGCTTTTGGAGCTTCCTTTTTTGCGACTCGATGTCTTGTTGCGGCCTCATAATCATACAGAGGGACATTGCCTGTAAGAGGAGAAGCTGTTCCGTATCCAATAGTGTCAAGTATAGAACGTAGAAAATCTGGAACTTGCCATGATTCACTCATAATTACTCTCCGTATCTACAAATCCCATTTCTCTATCCTATACCAAATATTTAATATTGTGGCTTCTTATAAGACTATCAGGATGTAACAATCCTTGAGTCAGCTTTTGTACTTCTGCAGTAAGGTCTTTAACGTCAAGTACGTGGTAAGGCATCGAGGAAGGGTTTTTCACATTCATCCCTCTAGGAGAAGCTATTTTTGGGGAAAGATGAGACAACCTGCCAGATCGTCCTATCTCTTCTCCAGGCCCAATGGACAAAGCTTCTAAAATTTTTGCAGAATTTTTTATCGCTTCGTCTTCATCTGTTTCCTTCAAAGTTTTCAAAAACTTTTGAAGCGCAGACGGGCCGGGTTCGCCCTGAGCTTGGTGAATGTTAAAGTCAGAGTCATAGTCTAGCCCTTCATCAACCTCTGATTCTAAGCCAGTGGGTGGTTCAGCCATTTTAACCTCCTCCTCCACCTGTAGGTATAGCTTTAGCTAGGCCAGCACCAGCACCTATCAATCCAGCGACTTGCATCAGCGGAGATGGACCGCCGTGGAAGCCTTGAGACGTAAACCCAGAAGATTGAGTCTGGTGCGTAGTAGAAGTCCCTAGACCGGCTAATCCCCCTAGCAAGTTTGCTAAGTTTACGATCTGCTCTCGCCTAGCTTGTTGCGGCTGTTGCACTAGCCTAGCTTGATCCGCCAGCCTAGCAGCTTCTCTACGCTCTACATCTTGCCCTATAGCTTCTGTTAGCCCAGCCTGTGACCTCGCCGCTGACAGCTGAGTACCCATCGTTCCAGGTATTCTCCCCTGAGCAGCTATTCTACGCGCTTCCGCTCTGCCTAGGGAATCTACTAGATTTTTTCTGATAGTTTCTTCTCTTAGCTGTTGCTGATTAGCTTGCAATTCGGAAAGGGCTGTGCTTCCCAAGCCAAACTGCCCCGCTTGTATAGCTTGTTTTTTAGCCAAAGCTTCATCACGCTCCGTCAGCCTCCTGGCACGGTCTGCCAACGCTTCGCTCTCAGCTAGAAAAATAGGGTCATTGGACGGGTCAGCGGACGCTCTTGCTATGTCAGACGCTGCCAATTGCTGGAAGACCGGGGCATATGCACCCGCTTGCCCTGCCAAGTCTGCGTAAGCTTCTCTAGCAGCTAAAGTCTGAGCAGAGTCAGTAGGGACTAAGCTTTGGTCAAACAATACAGGGGCTTGAGAAAACTCTCTTTGAATGTTCGGCAAAAGTTCTTTGAGAAAAGGCTCTACAGGAGCGTAAGGCCGTACCTCCGAAGAGCCGCTCGTTTGCTGTTGCTGAGGCAGCTGGACAATTTGAGGAGGAGGTGAATCAGACATCTTACAAAGCCTTTCTTAGCTTAATGCTTTTAAACTCGTACCCTCTAGGAGCCATAAGTTTTTCCCAACCTTTTCGACCTGTGATTTCAAAAAAGTCGTACCCTAACTCTCTATAGTAATCTTCCATCATCTTCATACCTACGTCATAATCGCAGAGAAAAGACTCTCCGCCCATAGCTTCTGCTATAATCCCGCTGCTTTGATCGTGGTGAGCAAACCCTATTACAACGCAAGCTATTATTTCCCTGTCCTTGTCAAACATAATCCATAAATCGCTAGACCCTTTAGCAATTCTTTTAACTGTATCGTTAGCGTTAAAAATATCAGCGCAATTGCTACGGTCTATAGCGTTTTCTATATAAGGGTAGCACTTGGTCAGCTTACGCACTAAGCTCCAGTGCTTATAGTTTACAAGGTTATAGCTTGACCCATGATCCAGCTGCGTTGAAAAAATAAATTCCTTCTCCGGTTGATCCTGGGTTGAAGCCACTTCCATCAGCATATCTAATATCACCTTGTTTAGGTTTTTCCGGTTCTTCAGTAGTTACGTCCAGATGCCCGTTTCTTACTACTTCTAAGACAGCTTGAATTTCCAAAAGCATAGAATCGATAAACCGAGGTATTTCTTCTATATCAGTCGGGCATAGCGCCGGGTCAAAGCGTAAAAATTCTGAACTCATCTGTCCGATACTACTTCTGATTCTATAGCCATTCCCGATAGATTAAACTGAGCATCTCCGGTACTTTCTACTTTAACAGCTATGTATCTCCCCCGCACTCTGCAATCTACTTTCGAATCTATCCCTATTTGGAAAGATACAGGGTCATTGTAAGAAACGCCCTGGAACGGGTGTAGCTCTGACCCTATGCTTATGTTAACTGTCCCTGTACCTTCTATTCTGGGAAATACCCTGGTAACTGATTTTACCGCGTCTGTGCGACCGGCGTGTAGCCCTATTCGTTCCATTTTAGTTAAAAAGGTAGTACCGTCAAACGTAGTGCCTGAGTCAGCTGCAAATAACTTTGTCGAGTTAGTACCGCACATTAGAAGCGTGTCTACGGCTGGGTTAAACTCTTGCTGCGCCCAGGGCAATGTTACCGTTGACCATGTAGTAGTACCGGCAGACCACGAATTTGCAAGCGCTGGATTTACCAAACCTTTAGCTATATAGTTTACACCGGGCAAGTCGCGTATAGACCT